TCGAAAGTGAATTTGATTTGATAGCTGCTTTTATTATCGCATACAATAGCGCCCCCGCGTTGGGAATAAACGGCGACCTTATTCGTGACGTTTACGTTTAATGTTTTCATGCTTGCTTTCTCCTTTCGCGCTTATGATATAGAGCCCATTTTATACAATTTTATAGTGTACAACGTGCTCGAGTCGATGTCCTCGCCAGACGTTAAATCGATTAACGATACGCTAGAGCCAACTTTCAGCCCTAAGAGCATATCTCCGACAGCCACACGATGTATATATCCCGATGCGCTGTGATAAAATACGCCCGACGCGGAGTAATTTATAGAAAGTACTTGATATGTCACCTCGACAAGATACAACGTTTTAGCCTCGAGATTGGGCGTTTTGGTTCCTGCACCGTTTTGATACGTTGCCGATCCTGCGAGCGTGGACGGGAGAACGAGCGTGGAAGCCGCGGTTGCCTTTTCGGGGACAGCCGAGTCCAGCTCCTCTTTCGTCGCGTAATCGTCCAAGGCGTCCGCCAGCTCAACTTTCGTCGCGTAGGCGTCCGCCAGCTCCTCTTTCGTCGCGTAGGTGTCGGGAATGTTATTGCCGCTCCCGTCTGAAATTGCTCGCGCGGTGGTAAAGTTGCCCGTCGACACACTATTGATCGCCGCATTCATAGCCGCGATCGCTTCGGTGTATTTGTCCGAAGTGTCGGTTGGGACGGTTGCATTAGGCTGAGGTCTTGCTCTTGCTATGATGGGGAGCGTGACCGTCAGTGTAGTGATGCCGGAGCTTTCGCCTACGATATACACCCACGCCATGACGGGCGAGGTCTGTTCAAGACAAACGTCGGGAATCGCCGCCGTCAAGGTGTCGCTCGTTACAGCGCACGACCTCACGACCGCATCCTTCATGCCGTCGCAAGCAAAATGCACTTCGACGAGCGCGGGGAGCCCTGAAGCCTTTATCTGAAGCGTCTGCCCGTAGTCCCATTGATGCAAGCCGTTGACCGTCATCGCGGTCACGCCTTCGGGAAATATTGCTTTAATCATTGTTATGTCCTCCTATTAGAAAAGGTGGTCGATGCCTTGCTCGGTCAAAAATTCGCGCTGCTCGTGCTTTACCTTGTCGAGGTATTCAAGAGCCGCCTTCGTCTCTCCGTTGCATTTGCCGTTTTTTAAAGCGATAGCGTTAGCTTTTGACAAGGCGGTGACGGCGGTCAGAGTCTTGACTTGGAATATCTCATACTTGCGCCGAGCTTCCTCGCGCTCCTTTCGCTCCGCGTCCTCTTTATCCATCCGCTTCTCTAAGCGATGGAAGCAAAGTTTTACGATGCAGCCGACAACGGCGGAGAGGAAGCCTGTAGCTCCCAGAATAGTCCAGAATGTTTCCATCGGTTCACTCCTCCTTCACCATCCAGCTGAGCGCGTACATTTGCGCGCTCGTGAGTTCGCCGCCGTAGAATACTTCCGGCGCGACTCGCATCACCTGAACGTCGCAAGTAAGATCAGAATACGGCGTGAGCGCTTCGTTGAAGGCTTTAGCCTGCGCGGGCGTGAGATTGTATCTGTTGTTCCCGGCATCGGTGCCGTGCTCCTTGAGAAGCTCGTCTCTCTTTGCCGCGTATTCTCTCAGCTCGTTCGTCAACTTGCGAAGATTTACCGCGATGGCATAGCCGAGCAGCCCCTTCTCATTCCTTGCGTCCGACAGCGTTGATACACTGTCGAACATCTGAGCATTTGTCAATATCATATTTTTCTCTCCGTTTCGTTGTTATATTTTGGACACAGTCAGTCCCGTGCCGTTCGAATTGACGCTGACAAGGTATGTCCCGTCTCCGTTTACAAGGTACAAAGCGCGATGGTACGCACGCTGAAGATATACGTCATCAAGGAAGCGCGCGGACGTCTGGAAAATGTGCTTTTCATCGTAGTTTGAGCTCCAGCCGTAATTGAGGTAATAGTCAACGTCGTAGCCGATGCCGGCGTTGGACGGGTGCGAAAACATGATATAGCTGCCCGCCTCCTCGATCCTGAGCGAGATGCCTTCGGTGCTCGCGCCGCTCCAGTATTTCGTGTTAATCGTGCCGCAGAGTTCGTTATTATAATAGAGTTTCAAGCTGCCGTCGTTCAGTTCGGTTTTAAATGACCCGTCGATGGTGATGATTTCACCGTTGACGATCGCGTCCTCCACGGTCAACTTACCCGCCGCTGTCAGCTGACACTTGCTGCTGTTAATGATAAGCGTGCCGCTGTTGAAGGTTATCGTGCCTGCCGAGATGACGACTCCTGTCGTGTCGTCTGCGAAGGCTTGACGCACGCCCGAGAGGTCGAGCTGCTGAGTCGCCTTTGCTCCGTCGACCGTCAGCGTGATGTTAGCCTTGCCGCCGAGTCCGCCGTTGACTGTCAAAGAGATACTGTCCGCGAGCTGCGTGATCTCCGAGTATATGAGGTTCTCCATCGCTGCGAACGCCTCCGCGTTCTCGACATTTGCCAAGATGACCGCTTCTCGTTTGATGCGCTCTCGATCCGTGCTTTCCTGACGACGATATATCGCGTCCGCACCGGTAAGGCTCGCTTGCGTTTTGCCGAGTGTGATGCTTCCGCCGTCGGGGTTAAGCCAATCGATCGTCTGATCGGTCAGCTGGAATTCGTCATCTACCGCATGCGGCCTGCTCACGACAGGAATGAGATCGCCTTCCATGAAGCTGTCAAGCGTGCGATCTATGCGTGACAAGTCAGCCGCGGAGAGCTGCAAGGAAGTGAGTGCGTTCCTGTGCTCGTTGAGCCATTCTCTCGCCTTCGTGAGAAGGTTCGCCGGCTCGGTCACATCGTCCCACGTCATCGTCGCCGTGATAATGCCACGCAACGCGACAGCCGCGTCGTCTTGGATGTAGTCCTTACCTCCGTTCACGCTTTCGATCGTGAGTCGAACGCCGCCCCCGAGCTGTGCGCCGTAAGGTATGATCGCTGTCGCGAGTTCAGGGCTTTGTCCTGAACGCTCGAAGGTCAAAAGGTTCTCGCCGAACTCGATGGGCTGATTGTTCTTTCGACCGACCGTCGCGAGCCAATGAACTGCGCGACCGCCTTTGCTGTCGTCGCTGAAAGTGATATATCCGCCGCAACGTTCAACCAATTCATCGACGAAAGCGCCGAATTTCTTAGCATCCGAGCTTTCGAGACGGACATAATCGTTCGGATCGGTCACCGTGACCTCGCCGAGCGTGAAACGTTTGAACTCATCAACCGAAGCGTTATACTGCGCGAGCGCGTCCGCGAAGATGTTTCTCGGTGTGTCCTGATACAAGTATGGACGGATGATGGCATCGTTGAAAAAACATCTCTCGCCCTCGCACAAAATAGTGCGATTGTTGAAAAAATCGTCAGACGGGAATAACGCTCGCCCGCGAAAACGACGCACGCCGTTTTCTTTGAGGTCTATTATTGTCTTGTAACTTATAAAACTGTTATAAAACGGGTGATCAGGGGGCATGACGATTTCCGCCGTGCCTCCTTTGTTAAGTCCCCCGGTAGTTTTCAAACCTACCAATCTACGACTGTCATGCCTGTTGCTATATACGAGCCTTCCGTCTGCGTATAATTCAATCATTCAAGCACCGCCTCTCTATATGTGATGCAAATCGTTCCGCTTCCGCTGTACTTGATGGGCGTTTCACCAGACAAGAGGTAAAGGTCCGGCAGGTCGTAGGTGCCCGTGCTCAGCGCGTATGTAGTCGTGCCACACTCGATAAGCACGGACGAGCCTGTGACGTCTACCGTCGGCATAACGGGCATCCGTCCGCTATTGCGGAGAGTCGCGACCTGCTTTGACGACGTAGCGCTCAACACTACGACGGTCTCATCGCGGTAATACTTCCACGGCTCGCAAATTGCTGTCACGCTCACAGAAGCATGCGCGAGATCGTTGTATAGGAGCGTCACGCGAACGCGTCCAACGACGAACAAATGCGGATCGTCCGGGAGTATTATCTCCCACTGTCTGCCGTCCAAGGCGTTGATCATGTCCGCGATCCAGCGTTTGCGCGTCAAGCGATCACCTTCGGAGCATTCGAAAGTCGCGGTCAATTGTCTGCTTTTATAAACGGGCTCACCGTCAGACAGAGCCGTGCTCATGTCAAGCGGGCCTTTTGTCCTGCCCGGTATATCGATGTAGGTGGTCGCCTGCTCTGCAGGTGCGAACTCCCACCCAGTGAGAGTCCACACCTTTGAAGTGTCATACGTGCCGATTATAAATCCGCGTTTTTTCATTTACAGAGCCCCCCTTGCTGCCAACGCGCGACGTTGACCCATAGCGGCATCATACCCGCCGACGGTCGAGCCGATCAACGTCTTGCCGTCGATAGTCAGTATCTGACCGCGTTCTATTGCTGCGAGTATTTTGTCGAGTTTGTCGAGCATGCCGGTTTCAATGTTCGAGACATTCGGCGCCGAGAATGTGTGGTTGAGTCGACGTTCAAGCGTTACGCCGTTAAGGTTGTCCGCTTCGTCGAGCATTCCCTCGGAAAGTCGACGCATCGCTTTGAGCGGTGTATTTTCCCCGTCTTCGATACCGACCGCGAGACCCTCGGAAAGCATCTTACCCATCCACGCGGTCTCCTTAGAAGGCGACGCGATGCCGAAAAGCTTCTTGATGAATTTCGTCACATTGCCGACCCAGCCTTTGATCTTATTTTTGATCCATGTGTACGAATTACTGATGCCTTTCCAAAGCCCCTGCACGAGGTTTTTGCCCGCGCTCTTCATCTTTTCCGGGAGTTCTTTTACTTTGTCGACCACGGCTTTGACGAGTTTCTGTACGGCTTCTTTGCCCTTCGTTACGAGTGAAGCGCCCCACGAAACGACCTTCCCGAGCGCATTTGAAAGTATATTCCAAAGAAGCGAGGGTATAGCGCCCAATACGCTAGTGATCGCTTTAAGGATCGATGGCAAATTCGTGAAAAGCGCGCCTACTATTTTCGGTATAGCCTTGATCAATTCCCAGAAAAGCTTCACCGCCGCAGAAAACAACACCGGAGCCATTTTCGATAATTGAGTGACGACGGTGTTCACGATGGTCGGTATTTGCGGGATAAGCGCGTCAATTATGATCGGGATGGCGTCTATGATGGCGTGAAGCACCTTTATCGCTCCGTCGAGCAAAGCAGGCATGTTGGAAATCAATCCGTCGATCACGGTATTGATGATTCTCGGGATTTCCGGGACGAGTGCCTGAATTATCATCGGGATAGCTTGCACGATGGCAAGAAGGAACGTCACCGCGCCGTCGATCAACTGCGGGATCGCTGCGAGCAATCCGTCGATGATGGCGTAGACGATCGGTGGAATCGCAGCCACCAACGGGGGAATGAGCAACGGGATCGCGTCAAGAATGGCTAGCAATAATTGAAGCGCGCCGTCTATCAATAACGGAATGCCGGTCACTAAAGCGTCTACCAATCGAGGTATCATATCGCAGAACGACCGCACAACCAAAGGAATGGCCTGAGTCAAGCCGTCGAGGATGGCAAGTATGATCTGAACGCCGGTCTCGACGAGCTGCGGAAGCATAGAAATGAGCGAAATCGCCAAATTTGCCACAAGCCCCATGCCGACCTTGACGATGGCAGGCGCGAGTGATACGACCTTATCGAGCAAGTTGCTGATAAGATCGGAAACTTTACTCGCGATTTCAGGCGCCATGCTGTCGACCGTCGAAACGAAGCCTTCCATGCCGCCGCCCGATTCATTGAGCTTCGTAGTGAATTCGGTCAATAAATCGGTTCCCGCGTCCGTCATCATTTGCAACTCTGGCACCAACACAGAACCAAGCGAATTCTTCGCCGCGCCTGCGCTGCCTTTGAGTCGCTGGATGCTGTCATCGAAGGAGCCGAGAGCCGCGAGAGTTTCCTCGGACATGACCGCGCCAACGTCATGCGCTTCTTGCGAAAGCTCATTCATTCTCTCGGAACCTGCCTCGATCAGCGGGTTCAACTCCTGAGCCGATTTGCCGAGTATCTGCATCGCCAAAGCGTCGCGTTCGGTCTCGTTCTCCATTTTTCCAAGCGCGTCGATGACTTCCCAATAAACGGTCTCGCCGTCACGCAAAGATCCGTCTGAATTTGTCACCGCAACGCCTAGCTTTTGATACGAATCCACGGCGAGCTTTGTGCCTTCTTGCGCCGCCTTCATCGATTTGATATTCTTGGCGTGGCTCTTGGTCAATGTTTCGACGCTTACGTCAACGAGTTCCGAAGCGTATTTGTACTCTTGGAGCTTGTCGGTAGATATACCGGTGACAGTGCTCATCGTGATTATTTCATCCGCATAAGCCGCCGCTTCTACGGATGCTTTACCCATGCCCGCAGCCGCCGCGCCTGCCGCGGTCGCTATACCGACGAGCCCTGCCTTGAGTCCCGATTTGAGCGTGTCGCCAAGCTTGCCGCTCGCCTTGTCCGCTTTCTTCGCTTTGTCCGCGAAATCGTCGAGCTCCTTGCCGGCTTTATCCGTCGCCTTCTCGGTGTCTTTTATATCGTCTTTTGCATCGTTGGACTCGTCGCCCAGCTTGTCGATCGCGTCTGCGGTTTCTTTCGCCGCCTTTTCATAGTTGTCGAGCTTGCGCTCCGTGTCCATGATTTCACGCTGAAGCGCGCGCACCTGATCCTCGGAGACCTCGCCCCGTTTGAATTGCTCCTGCACCTGCTCTTCAGCTTTTTTTAATGTTTTGAGCCTTTCGGCTGTGTTGTCGACCGCCTCGGCGAGCACCTTTTGCTTTTGTGCGAGGAGCTCCGCGTTGCCGGGATCGAATTTTAGCATTTTATTTATTTCACCGAGTTCTGAGGATAAATCTCGGCTTTTCTTGTCAACGCTTTCGAGAGCTTTGCCGAGTTTGGTAGTGTCGCCACCGATCTCGACTGTCAAGCCCTTGATTCTATTTGTCGCCATGCACGGAGTCCTCCTTCCTTGTTTTCTTGCGAAGTGCCGGACGATCGGGTTCTGTTTGTTCCATTCTCCAGGCGTTATCCAAATATTCTTCTCCGCTTTCGCTGTTGCTCAGCCAATGAATGAAAGCATCGCGCCGCCAGGTTAAATATTGAATAAATTCAAGCTGTCGAACTTCGTGAAAATTCAATCCGGTATAATCGGAAACCAACTTGAGCCAAAAAGAAGTGGTTTTATATTTATGCCCGCCCGCTCTATCAGGAACATAATAGAACGGGATCGTCAGTTTTTTGCTGCTTTAATTTCATCGATGAAATCCATGTAAAGGCTATAAAAAACTATAACGTCTACAAGTTCCATCTTGTACTTTTTACGAAGCTCTTCACTCGTGACAATGATGCCGCTTACGTTGCAATTGATGAGCTCCGTCATAAGGTCATACATCGCATTGATGCCTTCGTCGTTGCCCTTGCTTACTACTTCCTTGATCTCGGAAGCGGTTGTCTGAAGTCTTTCGATGAGCGCGACGGTGGGCGTGCATATAACGACCTTTGTCTGCGCATCGTCTTTCAAAGTGATTTCAAGCTCTGGTTTATCGTAGCTGTTGAAGTCAAATGTTTTACGCATTTCACGTTCTCCTTATGTATAAATTAAAAAGCGAGGAGCGGGCGCTCCCCGCCTTTTTTGCTTAGGCTGCAGTAATCTCTTCGATAAGCTCAACGAGCGTTCCGTCGGTATCGTGAGGTATCGCCTTGAACTCGGGCTCGATGGTTGTGCCCGCGTCGGCAGCGAAGCTGAGTGTCGCGCCTGCGGTGTTGCGTCCTTTGATAATTATCCAAAGGTTGCCGTCCTTCTTGTCCTCGTGAAGGAAGCAGATCGCGTAGTATGCGCCCTGAGCGTTACCTGCGCCACCTATCTTCACGGTGCGCTTGCCTTCCGCCTCGGATACTTTGCAGCGATCGATGAGGTTCTTGAGCGTGTTGCCGTTCCAAGTGATGAGACCGCACTTAAGAACCGCTTCCTCGTTGGTGGTGATGACCTTGGAAACGTAGCCAAGATCGTCTTTCTCTTCGTAGGTCTCTTCGGTGTACTCAAGTGACGCGCCGCCCTTGATATATCCGAGGAGGTTCTCTTCCTTGCAAAGAGTATCGACTGTGGGCATCGCATCCGCGAAAGCTGCGAGGTAAATCTTACCGGAGCCCAGCGTGATGTTGGTCTTTTCTCTCTTACCCATGACTTATTCTCCTTTAATTTTTTTCGATGTGTGAAAATTCATATATGACTTGATACCGCTGCGCATCAGTCAGCCAGTATCGCGCCTGTTTTGTCCACTTGATTCCGCGATTATTGAGCTCCGTTTCGAAACTTTTCTCCGTTTGCGGATCAGGTTCTGTCTCGTAAAACTCAACGGAAATATCGTGCGTGAAAATTCGATTGACTTCGTCCGGGCCGTCAGCGGCCACGTCGTCAAAATAAACCGCGTAGGTCTTCGCTGATGGCGCTCGCACGAACTGAATTTCACGAAAAGGAACGCCGACAGCGGTCAATATTTCATTGATCATTTTGTAAGCGCCTCCTGTATTTCTTCTTCGTATGCGGGCAACACTTCATCAAGCGCATTCTGTAAAAATGGATTGCCGGGTACTCGGCCTCCGTTTGGCTTTGCATGCCCGTGAACGAGCAAATGCGTCAAGCGATAAAACGGCGCTTTGACGTACCAAACGAAACGCTTCGCTCCGTTTGAATCGGCGACTGCTTTGCTCGCGATGTGTTTTTTGAAGTTCCCCGAATCTACCGGAGCACTTGCTTTGGTTCGTTCAACGAGCGTTTTGACCGCAGTTTCGCCCGCGTTGTTCACGCGTTCGATCACGTCCTTGTGATACAGCGTCAGTTCTTGTTCGATCGCGTCGGCGAGTTTGTTTGGTTTGATGGTTTTACTCATACGCGCTCACCTCTTCAACGGAAGCACGTTGAACCACCAGCTCCAACTCCTGCCCTGCGCGATACGTGCGAATCACTCTATACCAAATTTCGTCGTAGATGCACAAATACTCGTCGTCGTATTCCAAATAATCCGCTAACACGAATTTGAGTTCGGGTCGAAGATTTGTAGCTTGCGCTTGATAAAATTCGGAGCGTCCGATGCTGTCGAGCCGACAAAGCACCTCGCGACGTGTTTCGTTTTTTACGGTGTACCCGTCATCATCGAGCACGCGCTTGACGAGTATCAAAATCTCATTCATCGCTTGCAGCCTCCCAGCCATAACCTTTCGCGTCTTTGAGAAAGTCTCTCAATTCAACGTAGCGTTTTTTATACTCGGCGGCTTTTGCGATGTCGTCCGTGTAGCACGATTTGCAGTACAACTTAATCGCGTTATAAATGAGCGGATCAAGTTCGTTCTTGTGAACAATGCCGTGCATTTCCAAATCAGCCAAGCAAGCGTCAATGTCCGATCGAATGTCTTCATCAAGCTTTGAATGACTGATACGAAGGCTCAATTTTATTTTTTTAAGTGTTTCATCGATCAGCATGTGACTCCTCCTTCTGATTTGTTAAGCGAGGGAGGGGAACTTCCCAGCTCCCTCGCATATAGTGTTTACGCGCCGACAGTGTACTTGATGAAGCCGTTCTTGACGATTACGCCAGAACCAAGCTCAACGTCGCCACGAATGGTATCCATGAGCTTATCGAACGCGAAGTCCTCGGAAACCTTAACCTCGTAGTCCGAGAAGAGGTCAAGCTCGAGAGTCTGAGGATCGCCGTAGAACATCTCGCCGTTGGTGAGATTGCTGTTGATGCAGTAACGAACGGAAAGACCGCCCTCGCGGATCACACCAGTGTTGCCGGATGCGTCGGGAGTGATTTCGTAAAGAGCCTTCTTCTCGTTGGTTCCACGAACGTCACCGAACGCCATGAGATCTGCCTTGGTGAGGAAGAGCATCGCGCCGCCCATGATGGACTCGTCATTGCCATAGCTGAGAGCGATGGTGCGAAGAGTCTTCGCGTCGATCGCTGCACCGGGCACTGCCTTGACGAGCTCGGAATTCTTGAGCGCTGCAGTTACGACCTGCGCGGCCTTACGACGAAGCGCGATCATAGCCTGCTCTCTTACCTTAGACGCATACTGAAGAGTGGTCTGCTTCTTTGCCTGCTTGGAAATGAAATCAAGCACGGCAACGGACTCGGGAGTGATAGTCACGAAGCCGAACTGTGCGAGAGTAGCGGTTGTAGCTGCCTCGCCCTCAGTCTGATTTGCAGCAGCAGCCGCATCTTCCTTCACGTAGGCGATCTTGTGGCTGCCCATGCCGACGCAGTTCACGATCTTGACGAGGTCGATGATGCTGGAAACCTTTGCACCGGGAAGGTCGTTGATGCCGTCAACCTTGGTGGGCTGTACGAGCTG